CTCTCCCGTCTAGATTGTATAGTACCATCTGGCATTTCCTCATCAATAGCCCTATCAATAGGACAATAGTTCAAATAAAAGTAATGAAAGCCTGTTATACGTAATTCTCCTATCTCATATCCGTACATACAACGTCGCTTCTCCTCATCCCAGTAGTCATAGTACTCTTTAGTGCCAGGAAGGGCATTCGTGTACACACCGTCCTTTAAAAAGGCTAGAGCGGCGGGCCTAGCCCTACTTGTCTCTTTTAACATCTATCTCTTTCTTACTATCAAGTAATTCTTGGCATTTCTCATAATCCTCTAATTCTATGAAGTGGTCAATCACCCATCCTATCTCTTCATCGCTAATATCATCATGTAAAAATGGATTAAAAGGTAAAGGAAACTCTAGATCCTCATCTCCTTCTTCTAATTCAATGTATACATCCTCTATTGAGATCCTACCTGTAATAACATTATATGCATTCTGCATAGCTGTGTTATATAACTCTATTTCTTCTAAAAAATCCATTACGTACTATATTTATTTACTTCAATTCCTCCTCTATTTGTATTAGAAGCCTGCTCTTCCTTCTTAACTATTTCCTCTAATCTAGATAATCCATCTACTACTTTCCCCATATTAGAGAGATTAGCTATTAAATCTTTAGCGTGAAAGATAGGTTTACCGTTGTCATCCATCATAGTAAGGTCTATATCTCTGAAATACTTTTCTAATTTTACTATTGAGCCTTTAGCGGCCTTTAATAATCTAACAGCTGACGTTTCAATTAATATTTCATACTTTTTACACGCAGTATTAACTTTAATACTTGGAATAAACTTATTATCATCGCCAAATATACTGTTTTTTACTTCAATAGTACGTTGTTCCCACTCATAAACCGCAAAAGGCGACTTATGATCCACCATAAAGTATACGTAAGCTAACTCAGTTGGGGATAAAGTTTTAAACTCTACTACCTGTAAAGCATACGTTGAAGGTACAGTTCTATTATCTTTTATATATATTAAATCATCCATTATCTTGGGGTCTATATTTTTCAGAGTTTGCTTGTATTCTTATAGGTACTTCTACATCTTCACCATACAATCTACTAAGTATTTGTATTCTGTGGTGTCCGTTTATAAGGTGATACGTACCAGCTGCCTCCTCCACATGTATGCACTCCTGTAAACCATCTTTTATAAGATCATCTTTTAATAGGTCCCAGTCATATATATAGTCCGGATTATCTATCAACTTTTCAGTTTCTCTAATTTGTATGTCGCATATTTTAATATACTTTGGACTATATTTTACTTTTACCATTTTTTTTATCTGTTAAACGTTTTATATGCGCTATTCTACCCTTTTTTACAGAAAACTTACCGAAATATGGGAGACGCACACTATCAAAGTTGCCATCATTCATTATTTTTGCTAAATATTTAAACTGAGAGTTAACAATCCTTTCCACCGTCTGTAGAGGAAGGTTATATTTATTAGCTATTTTATATATAATGAAACTTTTATTCTGGGACATCTTCGAAGTCTACATATCCTTCATCAGCTTGCTTTTTTTTATATGCTTCTACCTCATCCCTACTAACAAACAGATTCTCCTCGCCTGCATCCCTCTTTATATCTTGGATTGCCTCTATAACATCTTCATTCTCCTTATCAAACATCTGCTGTTCCCTTACAATCTTTTCTTGTTTCGTTTTAGGGGTAGCATCCTGGGCTTTCCATCTTTGAGGATCATCTGGACAAGTAGTTGTTCTCCACTTTGCTTTATGCTCTACCATGCACCCACACTTACCACACCTCATATGCTTCTTAATCAAATGTGGACAGTTATTACAAGCAGTTAATCTTTCAATATAATCTGCAGGTGTTGTTGCTGGAGCTCCTTCTGCAACCCACTTACCTAAGTCTTTCCCAAAACTTTTAATCATACTAAACATTGAAGGCGGTTCCACCTCTAATGGTTTTACTTCCTCTGGTTCTTCTTTATTATCTTTCATAATCGTAATTAAATTCTATATTCATTGTTAAATAGCCCCCATTTACATCTTGGAAAACTGTTATTTTATATATGTCCTCCTCAAACACGGATATTACTAAATGTGTAATTCCCTTAGACATCTCTATTGATTGTTATTTCTACTACCTCCGTTGATGGATCTAGCATTGGGTTTAATTTATAGTATCCCTGACGTTTAAATATAGCACCTTTATCTTTATACTTCTTAATATAGTTATTTAAAGTATTAGGATCTTTGATACCTATGAGTTCTGCAACAGCTTTCTTTACATTTACACTACATAGATTCATATCATCTTTTAGTATTTGTACATCTATAAAGGAAGCTAATATACTTAGCTCTTTATTAGTCAACCCAAATATACCATTCCATATCTGTAGATACTTATAAGTACTATTTATACTAACTGTTATACTTCTCTTATTAATTTTTACTGCGTCTGTGTCTGTCATTTTCTAATATATTTATTAATGCACTTTTAGTATGCAATGGTCTTGCATCTTTTCCTTTATGTTTATTCATAGCGTGATACTCTGAAGGATTATATACTTGTTTAACTTCTCGTATCAATCCACTATTATTATACTTAACAATCCATCTACACTCTTTATTTAAAGAGGTTCTCTTTATATGTGATAAATAACTCATAGTGTAAATTTTTTATGCGTATTCCCAGTAACCGTACAGATATAATCTTGTTCAGTTGAATACAATCGTCTCCTACACAAATCTGTGTGAAAACCCATTCTATGTAGAATGTACATTAATTTATTTCTCATTAAATTGTATTTTTATTCTATTACCATCTTCAACGATAATCTTAGACTTCTTAGACTGTCTATTAAAAGCTTCTATGTGAGGAGTTAGATCTAGTTGTGCGTGAAGATAAGACAAGAATACTTGTATCTCTTTAGAGGCGGTAGTTGTAGATTTAAGAACGTCGTCTGCGTTGGTAGAAGATTCTAGTAAAGTTTGGAAGTCACTAAGAGAAATGGTGACTGTCCCGTTTACCACTTCCCTAATACCTGGTGTTCCCCTACTAATAGGTAATCTTTATCCTCAATCCTAGCTTTAATAGCTTCTGATCTTGGATCTACCATTACAGTATCGCCTTTCTTTACGAATAAGCAATTAGGACCAGTCTTTAATACCTCTAATACATTAGACTTTTTTGCATTTGCTGCAGCTGTAGTCTCATCTAAGATAATACCTGACTCTGTTGTTTCGATTGTTGGGTCTGGAAGAACTATCCAGTTTCCGTTTGGTTCAAATTTCATAATTTATATATTTAGTTTATGCAAAGATATAAATTATTCTTTTATAGTTCCAACTATTTTAAGATATTTTTTTATTTAATGTTGGCTCAGTACGTATTAACGTAGGGAAACCAGAGAAGCTTTGATCTTCCTCTTCCATATATTCACCACATTGGCATAAGGCTTCTTCAACACGAACCTTATCATCTATAACTACCATACTAACTTTGTGAAGTTCTTTCTTCTCTCCACACTTACATATATATTTTGACATTTCTAATTTTGATATAGTTCACCCCCTTGTGGTTTCAATTTCAAGTTTGGATTTCACTTTAGCAGTACTCCCATTTTACTCTGGGGACCCAAGGATAGTAAGACTGATGTTAATTCACCGCACATACCTGTGTGCTAATTCTACCCTAACTATAGTTTATACACTACTCTTTCGTAACTACCGGAGAAAAATCTATCTCTATTTGAGACTGCAATCCGATGTCTTTTCCCTTGTCTGGTTACCGAGGGATGATAATGTTACGGGGCAAAGATACTCTTTTTGGAAACATAATATAAGAAAAATGGAAAAAAAATTTAATGAGGGAGTTGTGAGAGAGGGAAGGTATTTGGAAAGTCACCCTACCTACTTCTTTCATCTCAACCACCCCCGGGGGTGTTTCTGTGGTGTTTCGTAAATAAATTAACCAATACATCCAATCAAATGGCAACAGTAGCAACAACAACAATCGATGAACAACTGGACTCATCACCAGTAACAGTACAGGTAGTAGACAGCCTTCACTCAAGATTTCCAGAGGGAGAACTACTCAATTTAAAAGAGTTCACAGACTTCAGTAACATTGGAGAACAGCGTCCTGTTTACCTTGATGGTAAGCGTGCAATGGACGAGCACGGTAAGCCAGTAATGGAGGACATCTACCGTTACTCAGTCTACGACACAGATGGTAAGACTACCATTGGACAGTTCAAGTATGCTGAACCATCAATCAACTGGAGTTACATTAGAGTACAAACTCTTCACTTCACTAATGATGAGGGAGAGCAATACTTGTACTTCAAGGTAATGAATAAACTTGATACCATTGCTGATGTTCAGAACTTCGTGAAAGGTAAGGCTTTACTCCTTGAACTAACAGAACAACTGTAACAATAGCACCTTCGCTCCTTCGGGAGTGAGGGTACTATATAAATAACATAACATATATTCCCAACCTCTAACCAATTGTTGTTGGATTGACTAGTGATGCGTTTGTGATCGTGTAACCCACATCACATTCGCACCATTTGGTACTATGTCATGACCTAACTTGAAATGTATAATTAAACTAATATAACACTATGAGAAGATTACTCTATAAACTGTTAAGTATTTTACTAACTAAACTACGACCTAAGTCAACACCTACTATTCAACCTTTAAGGGTACAATTGGCTAGTCATCCTTGCTATGAAGCTGTCCCAATAGATACTAAAATAGATGTAAGGTGTGATGAAGCACAAACTTATGATGATTGGATGGTCTATGTAGCTAACCTACAAACTAAAGAACTGTATTGGGTTACGGTTGATGGTAATGGTAATATGTTAAGGCATAGTAAAGGAAGGATAGAAAGAATGAACAATTTTAATAACTAAACTAACTCTAGCTAGACAAGAGAGTTAGCATACAAAGTGGATAAATGCGGGAAGACCAGGCACCACACTCGTAAGTGTAAACAGTAATATTGGTATGCAAAATAAGTATACATGAGCTGTAACATAGAGAGCTGGTTGAAAAATAAAAAGAGAGGTATAACTAGGTGACTCCTTATAAAACGTTCAGCCTCAATACCAGCACTAAACGAAAGTTATAGCCTGTTGTGTTGTGCCTGAGTTGTACCTCTCTTTTACAATAACTGTTGATAAATGATTACTGATTATGCTTTAGGCTAAAGGTAACGGCAGTATATTAATAACAGGTGTAACAATAAGCCCAACGGTTAGTGATAACCATCTAGAGTTGGTGTCGAACAAGTAGTCCTTATGGGGTAAACCGCGATGAGGCTATAAACCGCTGCTTGACCTGTTATTATCTAATAAATACTAATTAAACTAAATAGAGAGATGAATATTGAAAAACTATCAAAAGAGTTCTATGCTGAAGCATTAGAAGAAAATCAATGTAAAAAGACATTAAGCACAATAAAAGAATGTGAAGAATGGATTAGACATTTACTAGAAACTGGTGAATACACACATAATAACGAGTCATTAACTAATCTATTAACTGAATTAACTAGAATACCTTTGACTAAGAATCACCCATTAAATAAATATAACTAAACATAAATAAAGAGATGAAGGATGAAACTAAATACTTCATTGAGCAAAATAAGCTGGCTCAAGAAGTAGACAAGGTACATAAACAGAATGTTAGGGAGTTTGATGACTATTTTAATAATAGTGGACAAACAGAGAAGACATTACCTTCTTTAGCATTGTATCAAGAATATATACCTAAGAAGTTTGAATCAGCAAGGAAGTTCAAGACTAGATTAAAAGAACCAACTAAGTTTGATACCTATCTAAAGACATTAGAGGTGGATTTAAACAAATACATAAAACACGATGATAAAGAATATTGGTAACAAACTATATAAGTATAGTTTAATAAAAAGTAATAGTATTGAAATTAGGAAAGCTAAATACTTAGGTTATGGTGTATTTGCAACTAAAGATATAGATGAAGGTACAGTAATTGAGGAGTGCGTGGTAGCAAAGGATATATTACCACGCACAAATCATGCGCTTAGTAACTATAGATTTGCAGGTGAAGGACATGATGTTATAATATTAGGGAATGCTTCTGTATTAGGGCATAGTAAAACTCCTAATTGTCACATTGTACAAAATATGGACTACGAAAGAGTAGTAAGAATAGTAGCACTGAGAAGAATATTAACTAATGAAGAACTAACACATACTTATAACGACGAATATGAAACTTAAATTAAAAGGTAGGGTCGTATCTACAAAAGGTACAGACGCTAGAATCAGAAGAATTATAAAAGTTTGCACAACTCTAAAGAGAACGCAATCAATAGTTAAAGCACAGATGACACAATTTGTGATTTTAATGTTAAGTGAAAAATTAAGAAAGGTTGGCAGTGTTTCCTACGAAACTGCACATGTAATCTCATAAAAATAAATAAATGAGCGAAACAACAAACATTATCGATCCTACTAACTCAGTTGAGTCACTAGCATCGGGAGATGTACTGATTATCAGTGCAACACAAACACAAGATTATGCTAACACTAGCATGGTTACTTTAGAATGGGCTGAGAAAATGCCTTCATCAATTACTAGTCGCAGGAAAGTGACAGCAATTCAGTTATTAAACACTTCTAACGATAAGTTTAGTTCAGGAGCACAAAGATGCTGGGAGTCTTATACTTCAGCAGATTTAAAGACATTTCTAGGTATTGACACGAGTTCTCAAAATGATGCATGGTATATAGCATCATCTAAAAATGGAGATAGTGTAACTATTATGGATTTAAATATCTTAAACCCAGTTACAATGTTGGGAGATATAGAATGTGCTTGGAAAATGGAAATCAATGAAACTATTGAGCCAGACAAATATCAAAAGGACAATCCTGAAGCAACTTGTAAAAGAGCAGGTAAGGATGGAGCTGAAATTACTCACGAAGGACAATTAATGTGGAGAAATACTGAGATGATCTTAGTTGACCCATCAGATGAAGAGTCATTTGTAGAGCATACATACCTTGTACCTGATGCTAGAAAAGTTACAGCTGACCAGTTACAAGAGCAAGAGCTTGACTTTGAAGAAGTTAGTATGGTAAGTGAAGAAGTAGCAGAAGTAGTAGGTTAATATTAATATGAGTGTAAAGAAATTAAGTATAATAGAGCTGATTGGACTCGCCGTTGTACTTAATTTCTTTATATTTGTTAAAAGAATTGAATTATGATATATTTTATAGGACCACCTAGTATATTACCTCAATGTGAGGTAGCAACAGTAGAAGATGCAAAGAAGTATTGTGAAAGCAAGACAGTTTTAGGCGTTGATACAGAGACTGAGGGACTTGACTTTACCTGTAAGAAGATGATCATGTTTCAAATTGGGGATGAAGAGAACCAATACATAATAGATACAAGACATATAAGTATTGAACCATTAAGGGATATACTTGAGAGTAGGGATATAGTTAAGATATTTCACAATGCTAAGTTTGACTATAAGTTCATTAAAAGATGGGCTAACATAGAGTGTGAGGGTGTATATGATACATTCTTAACTGAATTAGTAAACAATTGTGGTAAGAAGATAGGATTTGGGTTAAAAGACCTAGTTAAGAGGGAGTTTAACATTGAATTAAACAAAGAGGTAAGGAACAAGTTCATTACATTAGATGGTGCACCTTACACGCAAGCTCAGATAGTTTATGGGGCTAAAGATGTTGAGTATTTATGTAAGTTGAGAGATATACAGATACCTAAGACTATAACTAATCGTTTAGAAAGAGTAGTAGACTTAGAGAATGAAGCTGTATTGGCATTTGCAGACATAGAGTATAATGGATTAGGACTAGATACAGAAGCTTGGAAAAAGATAGAGAAGAGAAATCTATTACAAGCTGAAGCTTTATTAATAAACTTAGACAACACATTAATAGAAGATACTAGGTTACAGAGATTTGTAGCTAAGTATATACAAGCTGATATGTTCACAGATGTACAAGACTTAAGGAAGGTGGACGTTAAATGGACATCACCTAAACAAGTGTTGAATGTATTTAAGACTCTTATTAGCAGTTTAGAGAATGTAAACGGTAAAGAGATGTATAAGTATAGGTATAAATATCCTATTATAGATATATACGTGCAGTATAAAGAGGCTATGAAATTGTGTACATCATATGGTGATGCATTCTTTAAGAACCTTAAAGCTGATAACAAGATACATACTAATTTTCACCAAATTCTAGATACAGGTAGAGTTAGCTCTTCAAAACCCAACATGCAACAGATACCTGCAGATAATATCTATAGGAATTGTTTTATTGCACCTGAGAGTTGGAGCTTTGTAAGTGCTGATTACTCATCCCAAGAGTTAAATGTAATTGCCTTTGGATCTAAAGACCCTGTTTGGTTAAAGGCTTTAGAAGAAGGACAGGACTTACACTCTACCTGTGCTGAGTTGGTTTATGGTGAACAATGGTATGATGCAGCAGAAGAAGACTGTGCATATTATGCAGAAAATGCGAGGCAAAAGTGTAATTGTCCATCACATAAGAAGCTTAGAACTAATGTTAAGACTATTAACTTTGGTTTAGCTTATGGTATGGGGCCTAATAAACTGGCTGATACTATTAACATTACAACTGATGATGCGAAGCTTCTTATCGAGAAGTATTTCACAGCGTTCCCGGCTATTAAAGGATTCTTGGATAAATTAGGTGACTTTGGTAAGAAGAAAGGATTTATAACTACATTCCCTCCTTACAGAAGACGTCGTTGGTTTACCAATTGGTACCCAAGGATATGGGAACACAGGTCAATGTCAATGGAGCTTGGTAGTATTGAGAGAGCTAGTAAGAACACACCAATTCAAGGGGCTAGTGCTGACATGACTAAGAGAGCGTTAGTATTAATGCGTGACTATATTAAAGAGAACGAAGCACCAGTTCAAATAGTTATGACTGTGCATGATCAGATAGATACTATATGTAGGAACATCTATCTAGACGAGTGGACAGTTAAAATGAAGGAATTGATGGAAGAAGCAGCTGATGAGATAGTGACTAATAAACTATTAAAGGCTGAAGTAACAGTGAGTGATTGTTGGGAGAAATAACATAATATTTAATTAAGCGTTTATATTTCAGTATATCTCCCAACATTCATACACTATTAACATTACGAAGGGGTGAGCATAAAGGCGTTTTTGCCATAAGGTTAATACTCTTGCTCACCCTGGAGTAAAAACCTATGAAGGTGAAATACACTTTTAAGGAGATAAATAGTGCTAATATGTCCAGTTTATTGGAGATAAAACGAGACAAAATCGTTGAATGCATACAACAAAATGAGCCGATTTGATACGCTAATTGGCTCAAATGATACGATAAAAGAGTAAAGTCCCTCTCACTAATAAGGGCGTAGAATTATGGAAAAACTAGAAACTGTACTCTTAATACTAGGTGTTTTGTTTATAGCAGTATGTATTGGAGGGATGAGGGGCCCAAGTGAAAATGAAAAGCTTCTTGATAAGATGAATAAATTAAAAGAGAAAGAAGATGAAAGAAATAGATGACATGCTTAAACAATGGATACATAGTAGTATCATAAGAGCAAAATTAAGACGACTAATAGTAAAAGAATTAATAAAAACTGTATCACAATGAGAAAAGAAATAATGTATGACCCAACTACACAAGGTAGCTTTAGAATGATGTTTGGATTTAAACAACCATCATGCTATCGTCACCAGAAATGGGTATCAATCGCTAAAGTAAAAAATACTGCAGCTTCACGAAGGTTAAAAGCACAATTGACATGATTAGACAAACACAGGTTAACTCCCTTAAAGAGTTAAAAGACTTAAGCGGTAAGAGAAAGACTGTTTATAATGTAATAAAGTATCTTAAACCAGCTACTAATAGAAATATAGCTAAGCATTTAGGTTGGGATATAAATAGAGTGACTGGAAGAGTAACAGAGCTTGTAGGTTTAGGGTTAGTTGATTCTGATGGTACTCATAAAGATAATGAAACTAATAGAACTGTGACATTATGGAAAACGCTATAAATGAAGAGAAAAACAAACAACAGAGAAAGGCGCTTAATGCTTGGGCTCGCAATAGTGGTACTGGCAGTATTATTGCTGGGACTGGATTTGGAAAATCTAGATGTGGTGTCCTTGCATGTAAGTATATTCTTGATCGTTTTCCTACTTCTAAGGCGCTGGTTTTAGTCCCTACCATACAACTCCAAGAGCAATTTGCGGGAGAGTTTGAAAAATGGGGGTGTGGTCACTACTTGGATAACATTGATATAATGTGCTATCAAAGCGCTTATAAACTACAAGGACAAAAGTATTCGATAGTTATATGTGATGAAGTGCATTTAGGCTTAAGTAAAGAGTATAGGAAGTTCTTTAAGAATAACTCTTATAAGCATTTACTTGCAATGACAGCTACAATACCTGAAGAGGTGGAGTATAAATTAGAGCTGTTGAAGATGGCCCCTAAAGTATATGAGATAACTCTAGACCAGTGTGTGTCAATGGGTTTAGTATCTCCTTATGAAATATACTGTGTACCCCTTGAACTTACATTTGGGGAGAGGCTATTGTATGATGATATACATAAAGAGTTTGTAGGACACAAGTTAGCTCTTGGTCCTGATGCATTTAGTTTGGCTAAGGTATTCCTTGGTAGTAAGCAAGCGACATCAGAAGAGAAGCATCATGCTAGTGGGTTTTACAAAACTATAAGAGAACGTAAAGGTATTGTAGATCAAGCGTATGCAAAAGTGGATAAGTTTAAAGAGATAGTAGAGGCTAACCCAGATAAGAGGATAATTACATTTGGAGGCTTAAATGAATTCACTGATCGACTAGCAGAAAGTGTTGCGCCGCTGGCAGAGGTATATCACAGTAAAAGAACACTTAAGAAGAGAAGAGAAGCATTGAGGAGATTTAAAGAAGGGGAAGTAAACATATTATGTTCAACAAAGGCATTAAATCAAGGATTTGATATACCTAATGCCAATTTAGGGATAATATGTGGATTAACTTCCAAAGCTTTGTCAATGATCCAACGAATAGGGAGACTAATTAGATTTGAAGAGGGTAAGGTAGGTAAGGTATATATACTATATATCATCAACTCTCAAGAAGAAAAGTGGTTAAAGAATTCAGTTCGTGATTTGAGTGGAGTAAAATGGCTATAAAAAATAATTAAATACGTGTTATCATATGAAAAAAATTAGTATATTTGCATTAATGTTCCGTTCAACTGTAAAGAAATTTTGTATATGAGGTTAGAAATAGACTTAGAAGTCCTAAAGCTTACAAAGATGAGCTCTGACGATTATCTCTATCTTTACCTAGTATATAGAAAAGGATTTAATTATTTGAACATCCTCAATTTAAAACCAAATTTAGACGAATTGAAAGAAAATAGCTACATAGAGATAGGTGAAACTGTTGAAGACCATAGGGTTACTCAAGAGTTCATCAATCTCTTTGTATCTAATTTCGAACAAATGTTCACTGAATTGATTAACAAATACCCCTGGAAAGTATTATCACCAGGGAGAGGAGTACGTGTGTTGCATGCCATCGATCCCAAAGCAAAATCAAACGATAAGGCTAGAAATAGATATAAAAAGATTGTTGATAGTAAACCAGTTTTACATAAACATATCATGGAATGTCTAGATAGACAGCTTTTAGTAAACAAAGAAAGCCTCGGATTCTTACAGAATTTAGAGGTTTGGATTAATAACTATACTTGGGAAAAGTATGAAAACTTAAACGATTATGCACCAACCGACGAAACAAAATCAAGAATCACAAGATCCCTTTAAAAAGAGAGGCTTTAAAAGTATAAATAAAGCTATATCAGCATCGTTACACCAGGTAGTAAATGGTATGACGGGCAGGAGACTTGTCTTTCCAACAGCATGGCCTAGATTAAATAAGAATTTACTAGGAGGACTACAACCAGGTAAGATGTATGTAATTGCAGGACGACCAGGAGTAGGGAAATCAGCATTTAGTAATCAATTAATATTTGATTTACTAGATAACAACGATAAGAGTAACTTACTTGTTTTATACTGGAGTTTTGAGATGCCAGGGTATCAGCAGATACTTAGAGCAGGCTCTAAAGGCTCAGGTAAAGAGATAGGAGACTTATTATCAGTTACAAATAGATTAGATAACGACGCATATGACCACTTCAAAAAAGAAGTTATGAAGTATGCTAACTATCCAGTTCATTTTAACAACGTTCCTAGAGATATGGAGTTTATTAAAGACTCTAACAGTGAGATAGCACAGAAGTACCCTGATAAAACTATAGTTAATGTATTTGATCATTCCCGCTTAATATTAAGCAACAAGGATATGGAACTGCAAAAACTAAATGAGGTTAGTAAGGGGTGCATGTGGATGCAATCAACAATGGGGTGTATTAATATACTCTTATCACAGTTAAATAGAAACATAGAGCAGGAACATAGAGCTAAAGCACAGTACCAACCACTCCTAACAGATTTATTTGGGGGAGATAGTATTGGGCAAGACGCGCATGTAGTTATGATGCTACAACGTCCTCATGATTTATATGGTATCACTGATACATATTGTCAAGAGGATCCGGTAGGATTATTAGCTGTACATGTAGAGAAGAATAGAGATGGCTTATTAGGTATGATACCTTATGAAGCTGAAATGTCAACGTTTACAATTAAAGAGAGACCATAATGAAAAAAACATCAAAAATAGCACTTGAAATATGTAATAATTTAAATCGCACCATTAGAACAATGAAAGTGTTAACACCTGTAGAAAGTGTATGTAGCTTTAAAACTCCTACGAGAGCTAAAAAAGCTACTCTAGAACTAATGTTAAGTAAATTAATGAAGACGCATAAAATAAAAACAAAAGATTTAATACTATGAATTTACCAACGGAAAAAATAAAAGCGAGCCGTAAATCGCCAAAGAACATGATAATATATGGGGCCCCTAAAATAGGGAAGACTACCGTATTAACACAATTAGAAAACTGTTTAATTATAGACCTGGAATCAGGTTCAGATATGGTGGATGCTTTGAAGGTTAAAGTAAACAACTTAAAAGAGCTTGCAGATGTAGGAAGGGAAATAATTAAACAGGGAAAACCATATAAGTATGTTGCCATTGACACTATCTCGAAGCTAGAGGAATGGTGTGAAGATGAAGGTAAGCAGATTTATATGAAGACTCCTATGGGTGTAAACTTTGAGAAAAAGAACCCTGGTATGTCAATCCTATCCTTGCCTAATGGCGCCGGCTACTTATATTTAAGAATGGCCTACAAAAAATGGATAGATAGAATGAACATGCTAGCGGATCATATCATCTTAGTTGGACACCTCAAGGATAAGATGCTTGAGAAGAAAGGAAAAGAGGTTGCTGTTAAGGACCTTGATTTAACCGGAAAGATCAAACAGATTACGTGCGCTAATTCAGATGCTATAGGGTATATCTACAGAGAAGGGGATGAAACTATGGTCTCATTTGACTCTCTTGAAGATACAATAGCAGGGACAAGATGCGCACACTTAAAGGGGCAGACCATGCCTATGAAATGGTCATCAATATTTATAGACTAATTAAACATGATTGAAGGAAACGTACCAACTAACGGCAAGGTTGTAAAACAAGAAACGCCAGCAGAGATTACCATCTCTATGATCACTGAGGATCTAAAGAATGGTATTAATAAGGCAGAGATGTCTATTAAATACAGTATCAAACCCTGGGAAGTAGATGAGATGTTCAAGCATCCTCTTCTTAAAGGTAAGAGGCCTGCTAGAAGAAGAACTTTATCTTTTAGCTTTGTAGATGATGTATCTACAGATGCTGTTAAAGAGATTATTGAGGAGGTAAACCCTGCGCAAGTAACTCTAGAACAAGCTATCGATGAGGTTACTGAAACAGTTACAGAGGTAAAAGAGCAAATGCAAGAAACGCAAGAAGCTATTACTGATGTACTGGGTGCTACTGAATTTGATGATTTTGAAGACCTGGGCAGTGAAGGGGATTATCATCAACCACCTACTTTGGAAGATACTTTAGAATTAGTAGAAGAACAAGAGATGGAGATAGAAGACGTAGAAGAAGATAGTAGCAACACATTTAACTTATAATTAATAAATAAAACAGTAAAAAAATGGCAATACAAAGTAATGCAAACGACGTAGTAGACGCAGGCGCAGAATTATGGTCTGGAATCACAAACATGAAAGTAATAGCAGTTAATCCTACACTAGCAGAGTTAAACGCTATGGAGATTAATGCTAAGACAGAACCTAACTATAAAGTAGAGTTCAGTGGTCAAGCTTATAACAAGATAGTATTCTGGATAGGAAATGAGGATGCAAAAGTTAAAGCAGAGATCTTAATGGCTCCTGAGCCTAGAACATCTAAGACAGGTAAATACCAATGGATAAATAAATTTGGTACAAGCTGTTGGTCCGATGCTGAACCTACATATGATTGGTTTAAAGCTGATGGTCAACATAAATGTATGATAGGAGAAGAGACTCTTATTAAATTTATGACTGCTTGGGCAAATGTACTTAAAGGAGGAGAGGTAACGTTAGACACTATGCAAGACATCGCAGCAGGTAATGTTACAGAGCTTAGAAGTTACATAGAAGGATTGAAAGAAAATGAGATCAAAGTCTTAGTAGGAGTTAAAGATGGTAAGTATCAAAGTGTTTATTCTAAATACTTTGGGAAAGCTAGTGTTAATCGTACAGACTTCTTTGTTAATGAATTAAATAAAGAATTTGGTAGCTTTAACGCAGACTTTAATGCTGACCTTGTATGGGGAACGTATAAGCCTACAGCTTCACTGGTAACTCCAGATACTACTGAGGATGATAAAGATTGGGAATTCCCAGATGCACCTCAAACTAGTGCTAAAGAAACGGTAGACTCTCCGTTTTAATGGCTATTGACTGCAGAAGCAGTAATGATACCTTATCAAAAGATGTCATACTCGGTAAAATTACTGAGTATGACATTTTTAGGTACTATTGCCCCAATTTTAAAGAGCTTAATAGAAAGTTTTTAAGTGACTTACGACAAGATAAGTCTCCTACTGTTTCTATCATACCTTATAATGGAAGACTATTATATAAGGACTTTGGAAATGCAGATGCTTTTGACTGTTTCAGCTATGTTAAGTATAAATATGGATGTTCTTTTGTAGAATCTTTAAGAATTATAGATAATGATTTTGGATTAAACCTTAGTCCTAATTTAAAGGGTATTCAATTTACAATGGGGTTAATGGCATCTAAGCAAAATGCTCCTGTTTTTAGTAAACCTGCAGTAATTATTCGGAAGAAACGTCGGCCCTGGAATAAAGAGGATGCGACTTTTTGGGCCAAATACTTGGTGACTAAACACATTTTGTCTATGTTTGCAGTAGAACCAATAAGTTATTTTTGGATTAACGACGCTAGATTCACATGTAATTCAGTTAGTTACGCCTTTAAATTTAAAAATCGATATAAAATTTACTCTCCTTACGAAGATAAAAATAAGTGGTTAAGCAATACAACAAAAACTGATGTACAAGGCTACGACCAACTCCCGACTAAAGGTGAGAGACTTATCATTACCTCTTCTCTCAAAGATGTTATGTGTTTACATGCAACCGGCTACAATGCCATCGCTATGCAAAGTGAGATGCAAATACCTAATGAGGATTTAATAAGTGAGTTAAAAGAAAGATTCGAAACAATAAACATTTTATATGATAATGATTTTGACAAGACAGATAATCCTGGGCAAACAATGGCTAAGAAAATCTGTAATTTATATGGTTTTAAAAATATCTGCATACCTGACATCCTCAAGGCTAAGGACCCTTCTGACTTGGTGGCTAAGGTAGGCAGTTTTAATGAACTTAAAAATATAATAAATGACCAGAGATGAAATTATTGAAAAGCTACGAATAAAGAAAGGGTTCCTAAAGAAAGGATCTCAATGGCTAGCTGATAAATGGGACGTTGATATAGCAATCATCAAAGACTGTAAGAAGCTTGTAACCTCTGAAGAGTGGGTACAGGAAAGAATGAACAATGATAACGGACACGATTTAAGTGAAAGTCAAGCATTTTCCAAGCACCTCTTAGATAATGGCCTAACAATGTCAGATGTAAAATCTGTTAAATTTTGGCAGAACTTTCAAGGTGAGCAAAGATATAGTATAGTGACTCATAACCAGTGGCATGAACAGCCTCAAGTTAAAGATGAACTATTAAACTATATTAAAACTCATTCCCACAAAGTAAACAAGATTGCCTATAAGAAGGCTAAAGATCCTATCTGTTATGAAATCTCCTTACCTGATATTCACTATGGTAAATTCACTGAGGATGCTCCAAATGCAATAGAAGAACAGTATATGAAAGCTATTGTAGACCTGCACAGGAAAGCAGATGGAGTAGACATTGAAAGGTTTCTATTGCCTGTAGGTAATGATGGCCTCAATTCAGAAGGATTTTCTAGAGCTACTACTAAAGGAACACCTCAGCATGATAGTATGCAATGGAGGCAATCTTTTAGAGGTTATTGGAACTTAGTTATGAAAGCAATTGACTACTTAGCGCAGTTTGCTCCAGTAGATGTTATTGTTGTACAAGGTAACCATGACTTTGAACGAATGTTTTATGTGGGAGAGGTATTAGATGCTATGTATCATAAGAATAAGAATGTGAATATAGACAACAGTCTAGACACACGTAAGTATTATGAATATGGGATCAATATGATTATGTTTACTCACGGAGACAAAGAGAAGCCTCAAGAATTACCATTATTGATTGCTACTGAGCAGCCAGAGATGTGGAGTAGATCTAAAGTTAGGGAAGTACATTGTGGACATAAGCACAAAGAAATGCTTAATGAATACATGGGAACTAAAGTTAGATTTATACCATCGATATGTGGTAATGATGCTTGGCATAAAACCCAAGGATATGTAGGGACCTTAAGATGTGGGCAAGGATTTATCTGGAATAAGAATAGAGGACTGGAAGGGTACCTTCAAACTAATGTTATGAGCTATGACCTGGAGACCAAATAAACCAAGTAGAAGTAAAGTTAGGAATGCAAAGAAGTCAACTTATGACGGGCATAATTTTCAATCTAACTTAGAACTCTATTGTTATAAAAAGCTTGAAAAGGCAGATATACCAGTAGAATATGAAGAGCACACTTTTACCATCTTTGATGCACTATTATATCCTCAAGCATGCTATGAGGGAACAGCAAAGAAATTGTATAATAAGGGTAGTAAAATTAGGCCCATTACTTATACTCCTGATTTTGTAGATCCTAGAGGTAAATGGATTATTGAGACTAAAGGGTACGCTAATGAATCTTTCCCATTAAGATGGAAACTATTTAAAAAGCACCTGAAAGATAACAATAAGACTTATGTACTATTTATGCCTCGAAATCAGAAGCAAGTAGATGAGGTAGTAGAACTTATCAAACAATTATAGGTCGAAGGCGTAACATACCCATTCTAGATGTTATTGTTTAGAAGCCCTTCTTCCTTTTATATTATAAAGAGCCCTATAAACGGGCTCTTTTTTATTAACCAATTAAAATTAAACTATGTCAGAATTAGTAAGCCCATGCTGTGGGGCAGAATACACAGATAATGATGACGGGGACAGCTATTGCTGTGGCGCACCTATAGAAAATGGAATATGCCAAAACAAAGACTGTTTAGATCATGCAGAGCCTGAAGAAGGCTTTATATGTGAAGACTGTGATGAGTTCTTTGAAAACCCTGTGAAAGATTATGAATTCCATGATCAAATGAAAGATCGCGCTGCAGAAGATAAAGCAGACGCAGAAAGAGACGAAAAATGAGAACAAACCAAGAACAACTCTCTAGAATATCAAAAACGTTGATATTTTCAGAGCCTTTCTACGGTATATTTCTTATAGGATTGCAAAAGCAATTTACTATGAGTTGTGCTACCGCAGGTGTAGGAAAACACGGCATAGGTATGAGGTTAGTAATTAACCCAGACTTCTTTATGGACCTTAGTGAAGAACATCAACAAGGTCTACTAAAACATGAGCTGTTACATATAGCTTTTGGACATATTATATTGTCAGACAGATACTCTAACAAAAAGCTATTTAATATTGCGGCGGATATAGAAATCAACCAATATATTGATGCTAGAATGTTGCCAGATGGCGGATTGAAGTTAGATTCATTTCCTGGAGTATATTTACCAGAGAAAGCTGGTACTAAAGTATATTACGATCTGCTTAATGATACTTGTGATCAAAATGGTGATTCAGAGAATGAGGCACTACAGAAACTTCTAGGAGATATGGACGGTAACAGTCAGTATGACCATAAAGAATGGGAAGAAATTAGTGATTTACCTGAAGCAGAGAAGAAGTTAGTACAGAAACAGTATGAACATCAAATGAAGGAAACCGCAAAAGAGATACAAAAGAAATGTGGTAACATACCTGGTGAGCTAGCTGAGATTATTGAAAGACTCTTTACTATAGAGCCTCCTAAGTTCAATTGGAAGGCCTATCTTAAAAGGTTTATTAACAACTCTTCTACAGTCTATACTAAGAAGCTTCGAAGAAAGAACAACAAACGTTACTCTGGTAATCCGGGCCTAAAGATCAAACACAAGAATCACGTGCTCGTAGGTGTTGACACTTCAGGGTCCGTAAGCAGCGAGGAGTTAGTAGAATTCATGCATGAGATATGTCATATGCATAAAACTGGTAACACAATCACTGTAGCGCAATTTGACACAACGGTAACAGATGTGTCTCTTTTTAATCCTAAGAAAAGTTGGGAAATTAAAGGTAGAGGCGGTACAGATTTCCAACCGGTGGTAGACCATTACAATGACCCTAATAATAAATACTCAGGGTTTATATGTCTAACAGATGGAGAAGCACCAAATCCAGATAACTGCCCAAAGAATGCTTTATGGGTACATAGTACTAGGTGTCGTATCAATGAGGACCTCACCGGTATGAAAATTCAATTAAATTAAATCAAATCAATTAAACAAAAAATTATGAATGAAGTAAATTTAAACATTGATGAACTACAAGGTTTTGTAGATCACATCATAACAAACAATCGACACTTACAATCACAGGGGAAAAAACCTGTAGCAATTGAAGTAGTAGGTGAATCAGGTATTGGGAAAACAACCAGTATCATGGACATGACAGCGCGCCACGGCTTAGACTTTGTTAAGTTAAACTTAGCACAGATCGAAGAATTAGGTGACTTAGTTGGATTTCCTATTAAACAGTTCCAAATGTGGACTGAGAAAGATGGAAAGAAAATAGGTAAATGGATAGATGAGGTTGCAGTAGATGCGCAACATAAACTTGGCTTCCAAACAACAGGTAAGAGTAGAATGAGTTATAGTGCCCCGGAATGGATTGCAGATAAGAAAGCCGGCGGTGTATTATTACTTGATGACTGGAATAGAGCTGATACTAGATTTATTCAAGCATGTATGGAGTTAGTAGATAGACAAACTTACATCTCATGGTCCCTTCCTAAAGATTGGCATATTATATTAACTGCTAATCCTGATAATGGGGATTATATGGTTAATAGTGTGGATTCAGCACAGAAGACCAGATACATATCAGCTAACTTAAAGTTCGATATAAATGTATGGGCACGTTGGGCTGAAGAGAGTGGAATGGATACTAGATGTATCAACTTCTTATTAATGCACCCTGAATTAGTGACTCAAGAAACTAATGCCAGATCTATATCGACGTTCTTTAATAGTATATCAAGTATACCTAAGTTTGAAGATCAATTGCCTTTAGTGCAGATGATTGGAGAAGGTTCAGTGGGTAATGAGTTCGCTTCTATGTTCACTACGTTCATTAATAACAAGCTTGATAAGTTGGTAACTCCACGTGAGTTAGTGACAGGTCCTGACGAAGTATTACTCGAATTAAGAGAATGTATTGGTAAAGACGACGAGTACAGAGCGGACATAGCAAGCCTTTTAGCTACAAGAGTAGCCAATTTTGCTGTTGCTTTCTCCAAAACGGACACCGTAACTCAAAAAGTGCAAGATCGACTGATTAAGCTGTGCACTTTAGACTATTTAACTGATGATTTAAAATACTTAGTAGTTAGAACTATATTTAATGGTAATAAAGCTAAATTTAACAAAATGATGATGAATCCAGCTATCATTAAAATGACTGTGAAGTAATGGCTAGTAAAAATGTACATACCGGAGATTACCCTGAACAAGTAATTACTGATTTAGGGTTTGTAGACATGGTTACTGTAGGATTTGTAACAAGTCAAGTAGAAGATATGTTTCTATCTGAGTCTGTAGCTCAGTATGATAAAGTAAGAGATCTTTTAACAACTGAAACTACCGCGGATTTAACGGTAGTTAAACGAGCATTCGTATTGCCTATGCATAATGTATCTACTGATAGATTGAAAGCTTCCCTTAAGGAGCATAAGATTTCTGTTACTAATGATTATGAAAAAGCGGATTTTATTATCCCTCATACTAATTTTTATGAAGAGTATCATAATGCAGCTAATATCCCTCAGACTAAAATGATGTTTAAATTATCTAATGGATATTATTGCCACGATCACAGGCCTTTAACTCAGGACTATCACACTAGAACTGGTAATGATGTTATATTAGACTCTAGAAGTCAAGAGAATTTCTACCAGCATAACATGAATTATGAAAGTGCACCTTTTGATTCTTTTGTCTTCAGTACCATGTCACTGGTGTTAGCAGATCTAATTGAGAAAGGAGAGATGCAAGTTATTGCAACTGATACTATACTTAATCAATCAGCTAACAGGATTCCTATAACTGAGCAGTTAATGGAAGATATTAGAAAGATGGTAGATACTTACAGTTCTAGCGATGAGGATATAGAAATGGCGGGAAAGAT